TGGGGATATCCGCCGGGGCCAGGTTCACCGTGATCCTCTCCGGCGGAAGCCTCATGCCCGCATTTTTGAGGGCCACGCGGACGCGCTCCCCTGCCTCCCGGACCTCCGCTGTACGATATGTTGTTGCGAGAAGTGTAATTTTACACTATATCTTGATTGTTTACCCCATTAAAATACCCCGGCAGGTATTTCTACCCCCGGGGTAAAGCTTCTTGTAATAGCGGATAGCGATAGTTAATAATACTCTCGCTCTTATTAATCTGCCGAGGAAAGACTTATTTGTCATATCTCTGCATTAATCCAAATAAAGCTAAATCGTATAAAAAAGATAAGTGTCTTCTATGTTTTCTATCTAGCCGCCCCCTCATGTTTAGTGAAATATCCTTTTCAATAGATGGAATAAAGGATCCAGCTGTAATGTTTGGCGATAATTGTAATGTGAATGTTGATGTTTTTGTTCTGAACTGTTTTACAATAGATGGGATTATTTCTTTAATTGGAGATAAATACTTTTCCATCTCTAAGAAATCTCCACGTTTAGCACATTCCTCCATTTGATCCATAGTGTCTTTAAAATTGACAACCATCGGTTCTTTAGAGATATCTCTAGCCACTTTAAAAGCATCACTCACTGATTCTGCAAAGTTGCAAACATAGTCAATGAGAATAGGTGCTTCTATTCTGATTGATCTTGCCCCATATTGTTTACAAAAATCCTTATAGTATTCCATCACCTCCTTGTCAATCAAATCTATAACAGCCCTTCGGTCAAAGATATTTTTAGGAAATAACTCAGTTGTTATCATAAGTTCTCGTCGCTGTTCCGATAAAGCCAATCCTGCGTCAAGCTCATTACTCAATGTAATGTAATAAATTATATCCGTAATTTCCCTAAAACGTTGGGTAAAATTACTATCTCTTGGCCATTTTCCTGTTCGAAGATCAAATAATATATCTGAATAAAACTCTCGTAGGTCTAATTCGTTATACCCCATCTGTGTCAATCTTTTTGATGCATCAACACAACCATATTCTTCAAATAATGCTCTTGGTTTGTTAATAGTATATGAGCCAGTAGGTGATGTAGGAAAAACCAAAACCTCATCCCATAGCATTATGGCATATAATACGTTTTGAAAAGCATATGAGTTTTTGATTTCATCGAAATCGTAATTATATCTAAAGAAATCCAGATTCAAAAAAGTGCTCCTATCGAATACAATTCTTCTCACTCAACACCTCCGCCACATCCAGTAATACGCCACTCTCATTCCGTAAAGATTATCACCGCTTATTATAGAAATCTTTACCTAATAAAAAAAGAACCAATCTTCTTTCGAATATTCTCTTGCAGTATTTTGCATAAACCACACCTCTTTCAGCCGCTCACCATAAAAGAATTTATTTTAATAATTATCTCAATCCAGAAGTATCTCTCGGATCATCAACTATATCAATATTCGTACTATCTTCCCAGGTGTATCTTAACTAACTTTAGAAATTCACCGAAATAATCAGCTTCTACACGCGTTTTATATTCATAGTTTTCATCACCAGATGTTGGTTCGCATGGAAACCCGTTATTTTCAAGATAGTTTTTTTCGTTCTTATCAATATAAACGCACATCCAACCAACTCTGGAACACGCTAAAAACAGAGCTTTTCTAAAGCCCTCCTTTCCAAGGCGAAAACGATCGTGGCCTCCTCCAGACTTTGAGCTATCAAGAACTCCATATTCTTTTGCCATGCTATAAAAAGTCTTTATGGTTTCATTTTTTGACAGTTTTTTCATCTTTTTTATTTCTCTCGAAGCTGGTCTTTCCTTCATAAAAGGTGATGATTGCAAGATTGCAAGAAAACCCATTATGTGATATATATTAGATGGCGTGGATGACAATTTGTAACCTGTCGTATGTATCGCCTAAAAGGAGGTGCTTTATGAACAAGGAGAAAGTCGTCCTGGCTCTCATTGATGCTGTAAAGACTGTACTTGTTGCTTATTTCAAACAGAAATAAAGTCCAAGCAGTCCGTGCGGTCGAGCGCTAACGCCATAGGCGCATAGTCTAGAAATAGGCTATGTGCCTATTTTTCTTCATCAAAATATTCAAGCTCATATTCTACTTGAATATCAGGACAATCTGGTTTTTTCCCTGATCGATCTTCATCCCTATAAACAGTGATTTTTCGTAGTTTTCCGTCACTATATAGTCTCTTCTCTTTTATAAAGCCTTCATCCCCTTCCTTCTTCTTACGCCTCATATACATATTGTTTCCAATTATTTTAATATCATCAAATGAATTATTAGGGTATTCGATTCTTATAAGACTTCCGTTTTCAGAATACAGGTAGTAAGCTCCATTTCTTTGTATCATCCTACCCATTTCATCAAACATTGTTGTATTGTCTACCCTTATCTCAAATTTTTCTCCTGTTTTCCTCTCATTAAAACTGGTTTGTCTCATAATCCTTTTGCGTGTAATCAAAATATTACCATCTGTTAGATATTCAATCTCAAAGATGTACCTTGGCATAGATTTCCCATTAGGGCCATCTATATCATAGTTTTCTATTCTTGTTATTCTATTCTCATCATCATATGAATATTTATTAAATACAGTCTCATCAGTTTCTCGTTCATAAGCAAAACTTGTTGTAGCTTTTCGTCGAACAATCTTTTGTTCTTCAATATCAAATGAATAAGTTGTTTCGTGTCCATACTTTTTATCTAAACTTTTTGAAGAAACAGCCCATCCTTCTCTATTAAAATAATGATACATATCAAATGCAGAATCGTAAATGCTACTGCAAAGCGAAAAATAATCATTTAGATTGAAGAAGATAGGTATAAAAAATCTGGCATCAAAAATATCGGCATTTATAGATCTGAACCGATTCTCAGCAATTACTCTGATCTTCTTCTCATCTGGAATTGATTTCATAACCTGCTCCAGTTTGGGCAGTACCTTATCTGTTACGACTAGATAAGCTGTCATTACTTTAGCCATTTTGTCATAACATTTTCTTAAGCTCCAGTTCTCGCACTCATGCGCCTCAGTATTTCGAAGGTTATATGCAGTATATATCGCCTCTGTAGTAGCTGTTCGGTTTTGCTTCTGAACAAATACTGTTATTCCTAATTTTCCCAATACATCCACAAGGGAACTTTTTTTATTGGCTTTTATTTTTGCATATTCATTTGGGTCAATAATAAACAACACCTTCCTTACATATGGTTCAAACTTCCCCCATATAATTGGGAAATACGTTAAAACATCATTCCTGTCTAGTTTCTCCGTCGCTATTTTATTTAATGCATACGGTAAACGTTCCTGCAATCCCTCTATCTCTGGAACATCTACATCATACTCAACCATTTGTTCAAACACAAAATATAGCTGATTAAAATTAGTATAGCTCTCGATATCTTTTGACTCAATGCGGAACATATTCCTTACTATCGAATTCATAAATGCCTTTCTATATTCAAGATTATAATCATGCTATTATTTCTAAATATAAAAGTCCCATACATGATAATCCAATCAACATTGATAATCAGCTTAACATTTCCTTGATTTCTTTCTATTGTCTGAAATCATCCAGTATTTCAATTTTGTATGCCGGCTTACCAATTAGCCTTACTTTTGTTCCGACCCGCTTTGAAACATGATGATTTGTATGTGATTTTTCCATATCCGCAATGAAAACTCCGCGGAAAATATAGGGGCCATCATTGGGATCTTTCGTGAATATTAATGAGTACCCCCTATAAGGCTTGTACTCACCAGATGGCTCATTCTCCTTCAGATTATCGTAAACCACCTCATTGCAATCATCAGAAATAGTATTCAAGCACTTATTTGCAGCCGGAACCAAGACTCCATTTTTCCTTTTCGCCAGTTTAATAAACCATAACCGGAAGGATTGATCCGTATCTGCTCTTGGCCAGCACGCCTTCATCCAACCAGTATAGTTTGTCCCTGTCGCCGCATTTATTGCTTCATATATCGTGTCATAGCCAATCATATTCTCGGCATCAAGAATCACCCCATTGACGCCTTGCGTCTTGTTGAATATATTCTCTGCTTTGGCTTCTCTAGGATCTTTCTTTTTTTCAACTATGATTTCTTCTTTTATAGGGGTAAGATACTTTTTCTCGAATGCCTCTGGATAATCAAATATCCTAAGTTTTCCATTAAATCCTACATACACTTTCTCGGATGTAATCTTGTTAATCTTGCCTTCGCCATATTCTTTATGGCGGACTCTTGTATGCACTTTTAATTTCATGCCATTAAACCTTCCTCACCAAAAGCATCTTTAGAGATCACATGTGCATCAACCTATAATTTCAAATACCCCTTTTCAAAGGCAGCCGGATATTCAAAAATCCGATTCTGGTTGTTTTCAAATTCTATGTATATCCTATCATCCTCTATTTTCATCACGGTGCCCATTCCATAAACTTTATGATACACAATGGACTGTTCCTTCACCCCAAAGTCATCGATCGGACCTGTGGGAACTGATACCGGTCCTGCATTATCCTTCTCAGGAGAACTATCACTTGTCCTTGATTCAGATACTTTTCGGAGCGGAAAAATCCATACCTTCCTAGGATTCCCATTATCATCCGGTTGTGTTTCCTGAAATGGTTTCCCGGACAGCTCTACTACTCCCGCATATGTATACTTAGCTCGTTCGTGAACCTCAAACAGATGAACTTCAACACCATTCGTTTCAGACTGGGCCAGGGTCTTATTTTGAGTCTTTTCAATGGACTGGTCACCGATCTTTCCCATACCGGTATAATGCAGTATTCCATTCTCCCACTTATCGCTATATAGCCCTTTTGTATTGTCACTGATAAGAACCAACGTACCGGTCTTCTTTGATCGACGCATTCCGCCCATGTTTCCTACTCCGAATGCATCTGATAATTGTCCATTGGTAATAACAGTTCCTATCTCAAAAGGTGGCTTGAAACTCATAAACTAAGCTCCTTCTGTAGCAGTTTTTCACGTAATTCTCCGAGGCTGCTTTCTATATTTGCCACATCAATAAAAAACAATCTCACGTTTACTCCATCGTTACTTTTAAACGAAATATCAGCATGATCTTTCATTTCCTGATTTTGGGGATACAGAAGCCATATTTCGGATGTGTCATATTTCTTTGAATATGCGTACATCTGATACATATCTGCTTGTGATATCCCATAGTTCATCCCCGGTCTGTCCACAAGACTCTTCCACTTTGTATCCAAAATCACTCTCGTTTCATCAGCCTTTGTGATCACAATATCCGGCCTCAGCGCGAACTGACGTGGAGAGTCAAACAAATAAAACCCTCTGTCCTGGGTAGATAATTCCCAATTCAAATCCAGCAGCACCTTCTTTAATTGCTGAGCCACATAAGATTCAAATACCTTTTCCATCGGGAATAATAATGCTCTTGCGTTATGTCCACCAGAAAATGTTGTAAAACTCTTATTAAACAGAAATACTCTGGACCACTGCATCAGCAGATCATAATCCTTCGTACTCCTATTAATGACAATTCGGGAAAAATCTTTCTGATAATTAATTGAAGGTGTGACCATTTCAAATGCTGTCAGAAGCTGCCGGATTTCTTTCTGGTTCTCGGCACTTGTCGTTATCTTCTGAAGCTTTAACAAAGTTGCTTTCACCAACTTGTTTTCTGGCCGATCTACTAAATACTCATCATAACGAACATAGAATCTCTCTCCGTGGGCTGCATTTTGTTTTATGTGTTCACTTACAACAAGTTTTCCCTTATAGAAATGGAGATTATCTTCCCTTGCGATATACGCTGACTTGATCCCATGCTTTATTAGTACACGAACCTCCTGCAAATACATGTTGATGAAGATCTCGTATAACGTCATTCGATCCATCTTAAGGTTGGCCGTGTTGAATACCTTACTTGGAAAATCCTTCATGCTACGGAGCATGCGGAGAAATACCCGCTTGGTTTCTCCATTGCCTTCATCAGGGTTCTCTCCTAAATCAATCTTGGGGAGCACCTGTACTTGATAGCCGTTCTGCATCTGGATCAAACCAACATAATTATTCACAGATACATAATCACCAACATTTCTGCGATAGCCAACCTTTAAGAATTCAAGTGCGTCGGCATATTCTTCATCCCCAGTAAACGCATGTATGAATTCTATCAAATCACCAAAGGCCGGCTGCGGAAGGTATTTATAATCCGGTTCATATTCTTTTTTACAGGAAATCTTATCGAATTCCCTTACCTCCAATAACCCCTTCATTTTTACAAATCCTTACATATCAACTTGTAACTTTGAATCTTTTTAAAAGCAGAATGCTGTACTTCATACCCTTTGGGCGGAAGATCAACTTCCGTACTTCCATTAAACACATCACGGGGATCTATCTTTTGATCAAGAATGAATTTATAGTCATCTTCCTTCGTTTCATCCCCCAGCACAAGCTGAATCTTTTCATAATCCTCGTAGAAATATTCTTGCAGTAAAGGTATTATTTTCTCCTCAAAAATGTGGGCAAGAGTATCAAGAGACGCATCTTTCGATAATGGAATAAAGAAGGCGTGCCCGATTGTGTGCTCGCGATCGAAGAGGTATTGTATCCGCCGATTCATCACGGTAAGCATCTTTGCAATATTAAGCTTAACACCATCGAATTCAATCTCAGCTATTCCCAGGCTCTTTAGAACCTCTATTTCCGGCATCATCTCTTTAAACTCAAATCGCCTCCGCAGAGCTGTATCCATTAGAGCTATAGAGCGGTCTGCTGTATTCATGGTTCCTATAATATACACATTGTTCGGAACAGAGAAAGGCTCTCCGGAGTATGGTAATGTTGCCTCCATTTCCTCATCCGCTCCGGCACGTTTCGTATCCTCAATCAGGGTAATTAGTTCACCAAAAATCTTGGAAATGTTACCACGGTTAATCTCATCGATGATGAAAACAAATGGTTCCGGGTTTATTACTGCACCTGCTCTATCACAGAACTTCTTAAACACACCATCCTCTATGATGTAACCAAGGGAATCACTATCTGTATCAAGCTTGGGCTTAATTCCTTCAATAAACTCTTCATACCCATAAGACTGGTGGAATGTTGTAAATTCTATTCTTCCTTCTTCTTTTAGCTCCCTGTAACGATTCAGAATATCCTTATAAGGTTCTGCTCCCACTTCTTCGATAGATTTTCCATCACAAATTGCAACCGCATAGGTTACGGAATTATATGTTTTTCCTGTCCCGGGAGGACCGTATAATATCATATTGTGCTCAAATTGGACCACAGGAATCATTGCCATCTCCTCTTCAGTATCAAAAAGCCCTTCTTGAATCAGCTTCTCCATTGCTTTTACCACAGGCTCTCTCATCCTGTAACAATATCCAGTATTACTGTCTTTCTTTGTACTTTTCCCCTGAAATAACACAGGCCAGTACTTTGCGTTCTTATCATCCTTCGGGCTCGGGACACCCGTTTTCTTCATTATTCTTTGGCCAGCCGACGAGAAAAAACTGATATAGCGTGAAAAGGAGCGATTGTATTGATCGGCAAGTTGTTTACAACTTCCCATATGATTTGGCATCATATACAACTCATATAACGCTTTTAGCCAGGAGGGTTTTACAATCGAATTATCTATTAAAAGCTTTTCATAGGTTTCTTCATTAAGCCCTGGGTCATATTCCACAAGATCTGGCCACCAAGTATTTAACTGGAAAAGTTCATCACAGAAATCCTTCAGGTCTTTTATAAATCCGATTGCAAAATAAAAAGTCTCTCTCGAATAGCGTGTCTGCTCAGATATTTCTTCCATTAAATCTATGGAAACGCAAAATCTTTGCTCCGTCCCCTCATTTATTACGGAAGAAAGAGCAGACTCTGAATAAGAATATGAATAAGGAAACCGATAAAAATCTTTATCTTCAGAACACACCTCAAAATACATATCACCGCTCAAGCCGTCATTGAGCAATTCAACTAAGTGGGATAGGTAATATTTTTTTGGATTAATAGCTACACTTAAGCAAAGTGAATATGACTTATCCTTTTTCCTAATCGAGATATCAATGTTATATGCAGCATCTTTGAGATCACCATTCTCCATGGATACACTAATACAGTCAGTCACAGTTTGGTCTTCCGTTAACCATGAATGGGCAACATCAAAAGCCATTCCACAATCATTGGCTTCCAGACCCTTTCCAAAAGTTTCAAGAATTTGGATGGCCTCTTCTGCTTCTTTTTTTATCGCTTTCATGGCTTCAGCCTGCGCCCCTGCTTTCTCAGGCTCAACAAACTGTTTACCAGAATGTTTTATTAAAAAGGAAACCACTTTACTGAAATCATATTCTTTATTTGCTTCTGATGAAGTGATCATTCTAATATGATATCGTCTGTCAGCCAGCCTATGAAACTCTAATACAGGGAATTTTCTTTCATCATAAAAAGGCATAAACTCCTTGGCTAATTCTGCATCCCAAGAAATAGTGGTCCGATCTGCATCGGTGTATGTTCTTTTAATAAATCCTCTATATTCTTTTCCTTCATAAGTAAGTATCAATTCTAATTGTCTTCCAATACTTATTCCTTCTGCTCTAAAAAACCAGCGAATTGTCTGCGGTACACCGGATTCTTTTGCAAAGAAGAAAGTTTTATCACAAGTTTTCCGAGCAATATCTTCATTGATTATTTCCCAGGAATTAAACTGTCCGTATTGATGTTCTGCCATTATGCCACCCTTTCGTTACCATTCAGGTTTTCTCGATTAGATAAGGCTATTTCGCCATATATAATAGTACACCGATTTCTTCACTCTGTAAAAACAAAAAACGGCATTCCTCCAACCAGGAAGAATGCCAATTAATTTGATAACCTTTTTTCAGTCGCTTCCCTACGCCTACCCACAGCAATTACCAATATCCGCAGCATCATCAGCGGGCTCCTTTCGCTCGAAAAACATCTCAACCCATGCCATGCGCTCCTCACATTGCTGTCTGGTCTCTTCCTCTGAGTAATGCCATGATGGTATATACAAGGCACACAAATTCTTTATACCATCTCCAGGATGGCCTGAAAGCATCGGAACACCTCCTCTGTCATTGGAATCTTCCTTGTACCCGCGTTCGTCTATGTTGAAGACACGATGTATTACTAAGAATGATCAGGCATACTGTCCTGCTTTTCTGCATCGGAATCTCGTTCAGATCTTAATCTTCTGGATCCGTAATTATTCACGACATTAATAATAGCTGCTCCATCCAGATTAAAGATAACCACCTGCTCGTCTGGACATATTCTCCCTGGGACACGATAGGACTTCCTTACATCCCAATTATGGATAAAAGCAATAATCCTACAAAGTTTCATACTGTTTATTTCCATGCTGTCACAGCCACTGTAAACATCTCTGGGAACATAATGTGATCGAAAATCCCGTTTCTTATAGGGAACCATTAAAAGTGAATGACCGTTCTCCCCTATCATAAAACAAATTCTTGAGGGCTCTCCAATCTCTCGAAGTGCATTAGTGAAGACATGTATCCTATTATATCTCAAATAAAAAGAAATATATGTTTCATTCATTTTTGATTTCCTTTTTGCATTTCCAACACTCTGCTCTACTGAAATCAAATAGAAGCATTACCTTCTGATTGTACAAAACAGCCTTCCCTTCTGCTTTATAAGCCATTTCAAGATCCCATCCCCAAGTTTTATAAAGCAGTTTTGCAAATCTTATACAATTAATTTTTCTTGGTTTAATATCATCAGGGCTCACCTTCGCCCAACGCACATTATCTTTATCCTGTTCAGTCACAGGGATAATCAGTATATTCCTGCTTGTTGGATTTATTTCAATGCGGACGCGTTCACATCCATGAAGAGCATCTATAGCCGCTTTACTAAACGACATTTCATCATTCCAAATAGATAGAGTGATTGCTTGCCGACGATACGTAACTTGAAACATATCACCCTTCACAACCTGAAATCCATCAATATTTATCTCTGGAAAAGTATCTAAGGCATTGAACGTCATATAATTAATCCCCCTACATCTTATCTGTAGTGATATAACCTTCTGCAAGGTCTATCTTATAAGAATCCTCATGTTCCTCTACCGGTACACCGAAATAATCTCTCCACGCCCCAGGAAGGTAAGAGCCTTTCTTTTTCCCGGAATTAACAAATAATTCGAAATCGGTTAGCTTAAACAGGAACAATATCTCATCCTTGTATGTTGCAGGCCTTCCCATGATCTTGTATCGGTATCTGTTATCCCAATTCATCAGGTCAAAAACTTTTGCAGCAAATATCTTGCACAGCATATCACGATTTTTTAATTCTTTATTCCCACCTCCGCATGACCACCGAAGTGAATCGGGTGTGTCAGGATCACATGGCCGGATGATGATTCTTTTCTTTTCAGGGCAAATAAGGATCTGTATGTGTGTTACTCCCGGGAATCTTCGTAAGCAGGCCATATTAAACTTGACTCTGTTCTCCCAAATCGTCATTGCAGGTTCTCTTATATGAGAAAACAGTTCTCCCTTCGTAACCTGATATCCAGCCAAGTTAACAATCGTCTGTGTCTCCTCTTCATGTTCTAAAAACGGTATAGCTTCCTTAATGATTTGTTCCAGTTCCAGCTTTTCAGGTTCCATTATTTTCTATTCCTCTGCTTGATAATCGTTCCATTCTTTCCAGTAAATCCTCATCCGAAGTCGAAGCGTATTGTTCAATGCCTGGTGCAGGTATACTTTGCGACTGTGATCCCCAGCCTGAACCCGGAGCCAAATAATAAAAGCCGTTATCCACCACGTGTTCATAGAATTCTTCTCCAAATTCATCTGCCCATTCTTCCGGACATAATTCTATACGTTTATTTTTGGTATGCTCTCCTTCTCCCAGCATAAGAACAACAGGAACGGCATTAGAGAAGTTAAACACTATGATCTGTTCTGCTCCCCGTCTTGCCCATATTCCGCGAACTCTATACGTATATTCTGGATTCCATCCCATAATGCTGTATAAAGCGCTCCCGAAGTGCGGACAACTAATCGTTTTTGAATAGATTTTCTTTTCTGGGTCCGGTCGCCAACGAATGCTGTGGATAGCCTTTTGCGAACAAGGACGTATTGCAATCTTTCGCTCGGCTGGGTGCAGTAATAGCTGAATATACCCGACAGATTCGAATCGTCTCATACAAAACGTGTTAAACGATATCTTCTCGCCAGACACAGAAATGGAAGGCCCCTCATATCGCACCTGAGTAAACTGATTTCTTACAACTTGATAACCATCCAAATTAAAGGCACTGAATGCGCGTTTCTTGAAAGATCTCACCTTATTCGTCCGACTTATGCTGTTGGAAATATCATAATAAATATCTGGATCATCATTGACCCAGTGGTGATTTATGGGAATGAAGCCTTGGAAGATTCCTTCATCAATGACATGGAGAAGCGGTAGCCCACCTTTCACATGATGCTTCCGGTTTTGCATAAGCACTTGAGCCGCTTCAAATTTCTCAGTACTTATAATGGCTTCGTGACGATTTTTGTATAGATATTGATCACGATCCTGACGGTTCTTCCGATGTTTGTGTTCATATAGATCAGAGGTAAAGGTTTTCCAGGTCAAAACATCTCCGCAATATCGCTCATTTCCTAAGATGTATCGGATTCCCCCTTCTGTCCATTTGGTATTACCAATCTTTGTACTGCAGCCGATCTCCGTCAGAAATTTTGCAATCTCCCCTAATGACCATCCTGCTAAATACGAATCAAAGATAAATCGGACAATTTCTGCTTCCATCTCGTTCACAACCAGAGGAGCGTATTTTATAAATCTTCCTGTTACATCCCTCGCCCGGTCATATCCCAAAAGCGCCGGGGTCAATAGCTTCCCATCCTTGAAGCGCTGCGCGAGAGACCAATTCATGGCTTCTCTTTTCTTTACTGATTCTTCCTGCGCTATGGTTGCTAAAAATGACAGAATAAATTCGGTATTCTCTGCAAGTGTATATAGATTATCTGTTTCAAAGAAAACTCCTACTGGCGGAGTTAGTCCTTTCAGCATCCGTACAAGAGATATGCAATCGACCAGATTTCTTGCAAAACGCGAGACACTTTTCGTGACGATCAGGTCATATGTGCCCCTTCTGCATTCTTCGATCATCTCGTTAAAAGCAGTTCTATTTTTTAATGAGGTTCCTGAAATACCTTCATCTGCATAGATCTTTCTAAGATCCCAGTTCGGGTGATCTTGAGCAAGCTGTCGATAATGCTTCTGTTGAAGCTCATACGACGACAATTGTTCTTCGCTATCTGTCGACACTCTGCAGTAAGCGCAGGCACGAAACATCCTATCTTTTTCACTTGGGTTTACTTTGGGCCTTGCAGGAATAAACATTTTCTGGCCAGAATCATCCTGCTGATATACTTGTCTCAGCTGTTCTCTGGTGTTACTGCCCTGCATTCAGAAGTTCCTCCTTCACTTTCTCTACAGAGATCCATATGCCAGTACCACTTCCACATCTTGCGATACGATCGGATCCCCAGTTCCGTTTTTGTTTCCTGTATAGTTTTCCTTCCAATATGGTGCTTCTCTAAAATACTAAGCATTTCCGCTGCACTTTTGTCTTTCTTCGATAATTCCCGCCGAATCAAAATGGCAGCCAACTCATGCTTGTTTTTAGGTAGCTCTTCCCTACATGTTTTGGTTTTTTCTGGTGGTGGATTTCCGGGAACAGACAGCCAATGAAATCCTGTCCCTTGTCTGATTTCAAAACTAACATCAGCCCCATGCTGCGCAAGACTATTTTTTATTTGATGGATGATTCGAACATCTTCATCTTCCGCATCGCGCTCTACATAAAGGACGCTTCTGGCCGCTGCCACAACATCGATACTACCCAAGCCTCGGTATAAGTCTTTGCTACCTTCTTTTTTATTGAGATGCCCTATCAGCACAATGGCACAGTTATAGGCAGACGCCCACATATTTAGTCGTCTCATCAATTTCCTGGATCGTGCAGCCGTGTGTAGATCCGCATCATTCCCGATATACGCTTGCACTGGATCGAGCACCACCAGCTTTGGATGAAAGTCCATGATAACCTGACGGATCCTCTCATCATCTAATGTCAGGCCATCATGGACTTCTTCGTCAATAAAAGCGACATTTTCACAATTGGCCCCACATGCTTCCAATCTTGGACGGATAGTATCTGCTACGCCATCTTCTGAGCATTGATAAATAATGCGCCATGGATCCCCTATTGCTTTGCCATCTGGCGTTTTTCCTCCGATAGATAGCTCCGAAATAATATGCAGCATCATTGTGGATTTTCCATCCCCAGGATCCCCTTGTAACAGTGTGATCTTTCCAATAGCTATGTACGGATACCAAAGCCACTGTACCGGGATTGCTTCCACGTCACTATATCTTTTCCACAAGGTAGTATCATGCTCCATACAACATTACCCTTAATGATTGATAATTTTTAAGATGCACCCAGCAATTATTATAGACTCCTTTCGACTATGTCAGCTGTACCCATAAGACGCATATCAAGGGAAAACAATACCCATAAGACGCAAAATAGCTTTAGATGGTGCTTTACTAGGGCGTGTGGGTAAAAGTCTTTGAAAGAAGCTATTGCTATATTCTGATACTAGATCTACTATCGTGCTGCCTTATACGAGCAGCTTGAAAGGAAATCTAAAATGATTATTGATTACTCAGTTATAGGGAAACGAATCCAGGGTATCCGCAAGCAAAAACACCTCTCCCGCCTCCAGCTATCTTCCATGGTCGGAATCAGCCCAGGACATCTTGGGCATATTGAAACCGGGTCAAAAAGCCCCAGCGTAGAGATTTTGATCAACATAGCTTTTTCTTTGGATGTTTCAGTAGATGAACTGTTAGTAGATTTGAATCTTCCTAAAAGAGATAATACAGAAATGCTTGAATTAGTAAGAAACTGCAGCCCTGGAGAACAAGCTCTTTTTAAAGAACTTATCGCTGCAATAAAACCGGTATTACAGAAACTCGAGTTGTAATGTAACAAAATCAAAATAGAATACGCCCGTATAAGCCACAAACAGCACCATAGTTCACACTAAGGGCTGTCTGTGGTTATTGGGAATCAACTGTTTATTCTTAATCATTATTCTGTTATACATACTTCTTTCACGGTTCCGTCCAGGAAATGGACCGTGAAATGCTTTTTGTCATGGATAATGATTCGATCCAGGACTGTCCGGGTAAGCTCCGGAACCTCCTTTATCAGTGGTCCCTGGGCTGTTATTTCGATCATCTGCTTGGCCCTCAACTTCTGAAAAGGATTTCCTTCTTCCTTCATCTTTTCCCATGTCTCCATTTTCTTGTCACGCTCTCTGACGACTGCGTTCCAAGCGATCACCATAGTCTGTCGAACAGCATCATCTTTGACATTCTCTGCGTGGCATGTGCTCCCATTTCTCTGCTCCTTGTTTTTGCAGACCCAGGTGTGCTGCCCTCTGGTTGACCAGCTCTTTCTTGAATAGATCGCGCCGCAGTGTCCGCAGATGAGCTTTGATACAAATGGGCTGTTTAAGGTGGCAAATCCATAACGCCTTATTCCGACTTCCTTACAGTACTGTGTCCTTCTCTGTAGCTCCATTTGGACAGCTTCCCATTCTGCCCTGGGTATGATCGCCTTATGGGAATTTCTCACATAGTACTGTTCGACCTGGCCGTCGTTCTTTACGCGTCTCTTTGTGAGGTAGTCTACCGTGTAAGTTTTTTGAAGTCTCGCATCCCCCTTGTACTTTTCATTGGTCAGCATACCCAAAATGGTGCCGCCACTCCAGGAAGCCTTATCTTTTACTCCCTTGACCTTGTCATCATTGAGGTGCATTGCGATTTCATTTGGCGTCCAGCCCTCAAGGAACTCCCGGTATATTCTTTTTACGACTTCTGCCTGCTCTGGATTGATCACAAGGTTTTTATCCTTATCAGTGTCATATCCCATAAAGCTTGTTGGATTTATACGTACAATTCCCTGACGGAAGTTATGTCGAATCCCCCATGTTGTATTCTCTGAAATGTTCCTCGACTCCTCCTGGGCCAGGGAGCTCAAGATCGTAAAGAGAAGCTCCCCGCTGGCGTCCATCGTGCTGATATTTTCTTTTTCAAAGATGATTCCGATGCCCAGAGCCTTGAGCATTCTGGAGTATTTCAGGCAATCCTGCGTGTTTCTGGCAAATCGGGAAATAGATTTTGTGATTACAAGGTCAATCTTTCCGGCCTCACAGTCCGCGATCATCCGATTGAACCCATCTCGCTTTTTCGTGTTTGTCCCGCTAATACCCTCATCTGCATAGATGTCAACCAGCTGGTATTCAGGCTTCTCTTCGATGTATCTGGTATAGTAACTTACCTGATTGTCGAAAGAGTTTTTCTGGTCCTCCTGCTCCGTAGATACGCGGCAATATGCCCCGACCCGAATCTTCTTTGTTTCAGGAAGGCTTCTTCTTGCACTGCGGCTTCTCCCTGACGCAGGAATAACTGTAATGTTTCTCGCCATCTTTTGTCTCCTCTCTCAAAATGAAATATCCTTCTTTTTTCGGAAGCCGGTTCATCACTTCTTCCGGTATGATCATGCCATCGCAAAAGTCCCTTCTGTATCTTCTCCTTCCCCCGCATACAAAGACGTACTGCTCGTCCTTACGCCTTTCCCGGTAAAGAGGCGATCCGCACTTTTCGCAGAAAACCCGTCTGAAGTAATGGTAGTTTTTCTCCGTATAGGGCTTTGGCGCCCTGGCACATACCATCTTCTTATGCTTCTTTTTCCAGGTACTTTCTTTTACATAGCTGTACTGGTTTTGGACTGGCTTGTCCGGATCAAAGAAAATGAAGATGTTCTCTGTGATCTCCCCCCAGGACTCAATAACCTTCTGCGGAACGCTGACCCCTTTGCAGTTCTCTCCATTGACCTTGTCTTTTTTGGGGCAGTAAAAAGAGTACTGTGCGCCGGTCTTGGTTTTCCAGTAATAAAGCCGGTGGCCGCAGCATGCGCAGTAGAGTTTGTTTTTGTACGGATAGTTTTCCTCCGTCATTGGAAGCAGTCTAAGGTGCCGGGTACTTTCTTCATTCCTCTTTGTAATAACATCGTTTGCTTCCTGCCAGAGCCTTTTCGATACGATCGCCGGATGGTCGTCCTCAATGTACCAGGATTGCTGCTCACCGTGATTAAGCTGGTGCCTTCGATTATCATCAGTGATATGCTTTTGCATGATGTAATCGCCCTTGTAGATTTCATTCCTGACCAGGTTGTAAACTTCCGACTGTGTGAAATCCGCCCCACTCCTCTTATGATAGCCTGCTGCCTTTGCCATCTTAAGGATCGTAATCGCCGTGTACCCTTCCCTGATCCACTTGTAGATCTGCTTGATTACCACCGCTTCTTCAGGGACGATTTCAAATGTTCCCGGTATTATTCCGCTTCTGTACCCGAAGGCTTTGTGCAATAGGTAAAGCGGCCTTCCCTCCTCAAAGCGGCGACGAATGGAAAGGCGGGCAAGTTCCCGGTAAGTTTCGCTCTCGCCCTGGGCAAAGGCGGCATACACTGTCATGAGGAGCTCCCCGGTCTGGGTAAGGGTATTTATGTTTTGAAGTTCAAAGAAAACACCGATACCAAGTTCCTTCAGCTCCCTTGTAGCTTTCAGGATGGTATCGGTGTTTCGTGCAAACCTCGTTATGGACTTTGTATATATCAGATCAATCTTCCCTGACCTGGCGTCTTCCATCATCTTCTGGAACCCGGGCCTGCTTTCTTTAAAGCCAGAGATTCCATTATCATAATAGATCCCAGCAAGTTCGTAGTCAGGATTATTCAGGATCATATCCTCGTAGTGTTCTCTCTGATTTGCGATGGAGCTTTCCTCTTCATCTTGTTCGACAGACACACGGCAGTAGGCCGCCACCTTTAGAATCTTCTTTTCCTTGGCTTTTGCCTTAATCACGGTAACTTCCATAGGGCCATCTCCTCTCTCGGTGGTGTCATATGTTAGCTCTAGGCGCCGACTATAGCAAGTTAAACCGACCATTGTTTATGCGTCAGTTGGCTAAAATAGTCAAAAAATAATGCCCGCAGGATCTCTCCCACGGGCACCAATAACACGGCATCTATATTGTCATCATTTCTCTTTATCCTCGCGATGATGAAGCTGCTCCAGGACGTCCTTCAGCTTCTCCGGGATGGGCAGACCCAGGTGCGCGGAGTTTTCCAGGACACTCAGGCCTTCATTGGAGAGGTAAAAGAAGATCACAGCGGACCGAAGGACACTTCCGGTAGCGATCACGTTGACGTCGATCATCTGAGCGATCCCCACAAGCAAGAAGATGATCACTTTCCTGCAGATCCCCTGGAAGCCTTCCTTACTGTTGAGTCTCTTGTCGATGATCGCGCACATGACGCCGGTGATATAGTCCGCGATGACAAATACCAGCAGGGTGAACAGGAGGCCGTCACAGCCACCCAGGAAATATCCAAGCCACCCTCCCAGGAACGTAAATACAACCTGACAAATACTCCAAAACTCTTTCATAATAAGCTCCTCTCTTTCCTTATGCTGTCTCCCACATGGCAAAGCAATAGATACAGTAGGTAGAACTGGAATGGCTCTGCGTAAGTAACCCCGCAGTAG